GAATTTGTTCCTCAAGAAGATCCCAACACATATTGGAGAGATAATTCTTATTGGAATGATGAAGAAACCGTTTATTCCTTTACTTTTTCAACAGATGGAGAATATCAAGGTGATCTTCCTCCAGATTGTTCGTTAGATATTATGATGATTTTGGAATCTTATAAGCGATGACTGAAGAAAAACCAGTAGTCAATCAAGAAGAACTTAACAAACCAAACACTCTTGGAGATAGTTTGAAAGAATGGTGGGATTCTGATGCCAGCAAGCAACTTCAAAAAGAAAATGAAGAGGCAAAGCAACGAGCAGTAGGAAAGTATTTTATGCTTTCTGAAGAAGACAAACTTGATATGGTTCAGGCAATCTGTGGCGTTATGTGTAATGCTGAAAAAGAAGGAACCAGTCATCGGGGATTGATGGATAAACTAGGCATTTATCCGTCAGGATTCTGGATTGATAGTCTTATGGATGTACATAATGCTCTGTGGTCTCATTATCATGATAAAAGAGTAGAGAAAGATCTTAAAGATGATCTGGATACTCTTGATGACTTCATTAAGTAATGTTACATGATCCCAAAGAAAACATTAAGTTCCTAGATATTAATATGTTAGAATGCTAACATTGGGATCACAACGCAAAAAACCTATGACATTCTCCCGAACCGAAATTAAAGACTTGACAGATGCCGAATGGAAGGAACTTGTTGCTCTCAAGAACGCAATTAACGAAAATCCTGCATCAGTTCATCCAGAAAAGATGGAACTATTCACAGAATTACTTGTTCGTTCTCTTGAGGGAAAATGTGATCCGCCAACTCCAAAGAATTGGCGAGGAACTTCTCTGAGTGAATGAAAAAATAAATATATCATAACGCCACAAAACGATGAAAAACATTAATCAGCACATTCAGAAGGATGAAGATATTCTGAATGACCCTATGACATCTCCACAAGCAAGAAGACATACAGAAGAAGAATTAGAAGCACTTAAAGCATATAAAGCAAATCATCCTGATGATGATTATGATCCAAATGCATTTGAACTTTATTGCGATGCCAATCCTGATGCACTTGAGTGTCGAATTTATGAATGATTGAGGACAACTAAATATTGATGCTTATTCGTGGTTGTTTAAGCGGAAGAAGGGTCTTTATGACCCTTTTCTTGTATAAATATCTTTAACCACGAATAAAGCAGATGAAACTGAATGTAAAGGCGCTAAATGAGTGTCTTGGTATAGATGGTCCTGTCTGGATTGAGGACAATCCTGATAATTATGTTGAAACACATAAATCAGCAGCACCTGTTTGTGCAAGAATGAAACGCACAAAAGAGTGGAAAGAAAATATAGGAAAAGCAAATAAAGGACATTCTGCTTGGAATAAAGGAGGAACAATACCAGAACATCAAAAAGAAATAAACAGACAAATGATGAAGAAAAGATATGAAAATGGTTTAGATGTTAGTGGTGCTAATAATCCAAGAGCAAAAACTTGGAGAATAGTTTATGCTGATGGTAGAGAAGTTATCGTTGGTGGATTGCAACGATGGGCTGTAGATAACGGGTATTCAACATCAGGAATCAAGAAAATAGCATATGGACACTGGAAAACATACCGAGACCTTGTGACAGTTGAAGAAGTGGCACATAGACCTTCACAGGGGACACAGGAGACCCTATAATAACAAGGTAATCAACAAAAGACTTCAAATGGCGACTAGGGGCAGAATCGGAATCGAACTTTCTGATGGAAGCATCTTGAGCAGTTATCATCATTGGGACTCGTATCCTGAATGGTTGGGTCGCATTCTTCGCACCCACTATAATAGCAAAGAACTTGCTGCCAAATTGATTGATGGTGGTGATATGTCTTGCTGCTGGACTGAAGACCGCTGGAACAGCGAAACTAAAGCACAAGAATACGGTCCTCAATACTATTCTCAACGTGGTGATGATTGCCCTCCTCGTCTTGATGTCAACCTGATTGAGTATGTTGGTGATGGTGAAGAGTATGCCTACCTTTACACTCTGAAAGGTGAATGGGTGTGCTACGTTCTTCACGAAACTCCCAAGATTGTTGAAATCCCCTCTGCTGCTCTTGCTGTTTGAACTATGAAATTCTCTGATCTTAATTTTGAACCTCATACCAACTATCCTGACAGTGGTATTGCTGCACGATACTTTTTCCCGAATGGATATGGTGTAAGTGTTGTGCGTTTTACCTCTCCCGGTGGATTTGGTGGTTCGTATGGTGCCGAACAAGGACTGTATGAACTTGCAATTCTCAAAGGACTTGAAGAAAACTGGGATATTTGCTATGATACTCCCATCACGGATGATGTTCTTGGGCATCTATCTGAGGAGGAAGTTGAAGTCCTCCTTTATGAAGTTGAAAACCTTTGATGTAAAATGATTGGACGCATTCTTGGCACAGGAATCGGAATACTTCTGATTCTCCTTGTGCTTCTTGCAAGAGGTATTCCTGTCTTGTTCTTTATCAAGATGCTACCTCTTGTTCTGATTCTTATTCTGGGAGCAGCATTTATCTATGCTGGTCTCACTTCTGACTGATTGTTCTTTACTTAATTAACTTAAATTATGTCTACTGGAAAAATTGCTATTGGTGTTGGCGGTGTTTTTCTGGCACTGATTCTCACTGCTGGTCAATTCACTACGATTAACACTGGTGAAAATGGTCTCTATATTGGATTTGATGGTCAGGTGAAGAATGAAGTTCTCACTCCTGGTATCAAATACGATGGTTTTGGTTCTATTAAGGTATTCAACACTCGTAAGATCACGGTACAATCCAGTGATCTGACTCCCAAGACCAAAGACAACACCATTATGAAAGATATGGATGTTGTGGTTACTTATAGTCTGTCTCCTACCAGTTTGTATAATTTCTACACTGGTTATGATATTACCAATCACGGTGTCAGTGAGAATGGTCAGATTGAACTGATGGCAAGTTTCATCAAACGTCTGATTACTTCTGCCGTGAACCAATCGGTTGATGAATATCCTGCTCTGGAAGTGAACAGCAGTCTGGATAAGATTCAAGAAACTATCAAACAGAATCTGAATCTGTCTCTTGAGAAGAACAACCTTGCCGGTAAGATTGATATTGAATCCGTTGTGGTTGTGAAAGCAGACCTGCCTGACGCACTGGTTGCCTCTGTGAACCGTGTGGTTGCTGCCCAATCGGCAAATAAAGAGCAAGAGGTGAAAACTCGCACTGCTCAACTGAAAGCAGAAGAGAATAAGGCACTTGCTTCTACTGTGACGACTCAATCTCTGGAGTATCAACGTAACGAAATCCTCAAAGCAGCATTTGAGAATGGTAGCATTCAAAAGATGGTGATTATCAATGGTGCTAAGATGGACTTCCTGCCTGGTGGTCTGACTGGTAAGTGATTATGAAATACCGTATCGTTTCTCGTAATAGTTCCCCTTGGGATGGCAATTATAGAGATTACCCTTATTATTATGCTCAAATGAATGTGTTTGGCATTTGGATTGATTGTCGTTTTCATCCTTTTAAATCTGTATACGACTCTTTTGATACTGATCTAGAAGTAGTGGATAATTGGATAAATCAACAACTTTCTGATGAGAAACCAGTAAAAGAAGAAGTGGTCAAGACCTATGACTGACACTTTCTGAACTGGCACACAGGGCACTCCAGACTCCTCTGGATGCCCTATAATACTTTCATACGCAAACAACCCAATGACTGCCACCACCCTGAACAAAGAGTTTTCTGACTTCTGTGCTCAACGTGATGCACAGAATACGATTCAACTGAATGTGATTAAGCACACTTGGGAACTCTGTGAGGCACTTCGTCAGAACTATATTGACTACAGCATTAAGTCTCATCAGCGTTCTCTTGAGCGTGGTGAGAGCGTTGATTATCACAAAGCGTGTATTGCTGACCTGAAGAATGGTAAGTGTGATTATGACTTCACCTTTGAGTCTGGTAAGAAGTATCACAAAATTATTATGAATGCTGCTGGGCAAAGGTCGGTTCACGCCTTTATAGATAAGAAGACTGGTGAGGTTTATAAGTCTGCCAGTTGGAAATCTCCTGCCAAAGGTGTTCGCTATGATCTGCGACTCATCAAAGATCGTGAATGGTTGCTTGAGAATGCCGATTGGGCAGGTTCTTATTTGTATGCTCGCTGAAAAATGAGACAACTATTCTTACTTCTACCTCTCACATTTCTTTCTGTTCCGGTGCAAGCACAACAAGTGAATAACTTTGCAGTCTGCACTCAAAATCAGGAAGTCTATCGACCCGGTGGATATGACCAATATGGTAATTATGTTCCTGGTGGTGTGAGTGTTCAAACTTATAATGTTCCGTGCAATGGTGTAGTAAATCAGTATTATGGGAGTGGTGGCGGATATTATGGTAGGGCAACTAATCCAAACTGTAATCCTACAAGAACTGTATTAGGTGCCGTACTTGGTGGTGCAATTGGTCGTGCTGCTGCCATGAATTATCCACGAAACTATGGATGGGCAACTGCATTGGGTGCATCACTTGGAGGACTCACATTCGCTTGTTAAAATGACAACAACTGACAAACTGATCTTCATTTCTTCGTTCATTTGGTTTTTGCACTGGGGTTCATGTCTTACATTACGACTTCTGGATACGGTTATTCTAAACGCCTCTGTGAGGACATTACCGTTTGGTTTCTGAATAAGTTTCTTCCACGACACAAGATTGAGGTTGAGATTCTTCATCGTGGATTGAAACGCGAAGGAGTTTATGGTTACTGTGATTATGTGGGAGAATCTTATCGTCCCCGTGAGTTCTTGATTGAACTTCAGACTCATATGAATGAGGAGTTGTATATAAAAACTCTTTTTCATGAACTGGTCCATCTGAGGCAGTGGGTAGTAGGTTCCCTGCAGTTCCGTCGTGGAAAAATGTTTTATTGTAAAGAACCAGTGGAATTTTATGCTTATGAGGATCAACCACACGAAATTGAGGCACGGGAACAGGAAGAAACGCTATATGTGGAGTACCTAATTGATAAACAAGGTGTACCAGTCCCCAAAGTGGCACAGTGGTTCCCGAACCGCCTGCTGCGAGCAGTATAATTACAAGGTAATCAAGGGAACACACCCATGACCCTGCCCTCCTACAGTGCAATCTCCTTCCGATCTCAAGAGGAGCACGAAGCGGCACTCTACGATGCCTGCCTGCTGATTGTCAATACTTACAATCAGACTGATATGCTTGATGGTTTTGACCCTTACGGTGTGACTTCTTATGATTTTATGAAGTTTGCCCGGCACATTCTCAATCAACTCGCCAACTGAAATGACTGCAACCGCATTTTCTAAAGAATTCATCAATCATTTCATTGATTATGTGATGTCGTTCTATGGTCCTGGTGAATTGTATCCTATCGCCGGAATCAATCGTACTGTGGTTCGTAAGGCAACTAATGACATTATCAGGATTGCCAGAATCAAAGGGCAAGGGTTCTGTGGTGATAGTTTTGACCGCGAACTTGTGCGTGATCTTCTGATTGACAAATACAAACTCACTCTTAACTGAAATGGCACTCTCTCATCAAACAATTAACAAACTGGCATCGGCACTGGTTCCTGAGGTGATTGATTACATCTATCAGGATGAGCGTTGGTGTGAATTTATGCACGAAGTCATTCCTGATGCTCTTCAGGAACAACTTGGAGAAATTGACGAGGAGTTGAAATTTGAACTTGCTATATGTATAATGGATCGTATCTGTTTCAAACAAGAATGAACATGACAGAAACACAGGTAAATCTAAATGTGCATGAGATTGGTATTATCCTCTCTGCACTTCAAAATCTAGAGAATATTGACGAAATTCATATTGCCAGAGACTATGGAAGTGTGTCAGCACTCTATAACAAACTCTATTCTGTGATGGAGCGGATGGACAGTTCGCAAACTGGACTACGGTACGACCTGACGCCCTCCTTCTGACCTATAATAACAAGGTAATCAACGGAGCACCCCATGCAACTCACTTCTACCACCGGCACGATGGTTGTGGATTATTTTCCCGTTGCCGGTGATACTCAGTTTATCTACAAGGTGCTGAAGTTTCAAGGTGTGGATACAATGAGCACCAAGTGTATCACCAAACGTGACTTTGAGCGTGAGTGTGAAGAGCGTATTGGTCTGGGTTATAATGTGACCGGTTTCAATACCGAATCGGTGAATGTCAATCCTATGGCAGGAGCGTGCTGATGAAACCAACTTACATCTATCTTGCATTCATTGCGATTCTGGGTTGGAATGCATTTCTAATTCAGCGTGATACAAAACTGTTTAAGGCATATGACACTAAATGTGCCGAAATCTCACACGCTCATTCCCGTTGCCATCTTTCCAAATGAACGATTCCGACATTTCCCAGTTTATTAATTCTTTTGAGGACTTTATGAATCACGCTCAGGTAGAGGAGTTGCACTATCAGGTAAGACAAGCAGCAGAGGATTATGCTCAGATGTTCTATGAACGCAAAGCTGCCGAACTTGAGATTACTGTCGATTATTACATTCAGGAGTTTATTTGATGAATGAAAAAACAAAATTGATTCTTGCTCTACAGCAAACTGAGAACATTTATAATCTACTACAGGGCAATCAATTTGCTGGTTTCTTTGCTTCTCATCTATTGCCTATTAAGTATGAAATTGAAAGGCAAATCCATTGCTTGACAAACACAAATAAATAATAATACCTGCGTTGGGTGACACTTTCCAGGTAAGAAAGGAGGCAGAAATGCCTCCTTTATCATATAAATATTATGTCACTCAACAGCAGAGTAGTTATGCCTTCAACAGGTAAAGTTTACTGTGCTCATTGCATTTTTACAGGAAAAAAATACATTGGGCAAACTGTAAAAAATAATCTTAATTTGAGAATCAATGAGCACTTTATGGATTGTAAGAGATACAATCATAAGTTTGCGAATGCTCTTAAGAAATATGGAAAAGAGGGATTTATTTGGGGAATTGTAGAGGAATGTAATTTATCTACTTTAGATGATAGAGAGATACATTGGATTTCCAAATACAAAACTGTAGAAAATGGGTATAATCTTTCTCCTGGAGGTGGTCAACCATCAGAATATTTCTGTAAAGAATATTTGGTAGAAACGCCATCTGGTGAAAGAATAAAAATTCTAAATTTATCAAAGTATTGTAGAAACAATCATCTTAATGTAGGACATCTTCATGAAACTCTTTATGGAAAAAGAATTCAACATAAAGGATATAAACTTATACCAAGAAATGATGAAGAAATTAAAAGATATGAAAATGAAAGAAAAGTAAGAGAAGATACAAGTAGAAAAGGTCTTAAAGGGGAAAGAAACGGGAGAGCGATCCTTAACTGGAATAAAGTTGAACAAATACGTCAAATGCACTCTTCTAAAAAATATAAAAATCAAGAAATATCAAATATATTTGGTATTAAACTTGGAACACTTGAAAAGATAGTATCAAATAAACTATGGACAGTTTAATTTCCGCACACTTGACTTTTGAATAAAAACCTCCTATGATATCAATGTTAAACACAAGAGGTCAATGAAGTACTTGTATTTGGTGGATCATTTTATTCCAGCACCTTTTTCTGATGGTGGACTTTGGAATGTTCTTGCAGAAGATGATAATGAATGTTTTGAGTTGATTGCTGCAGAAGATAATGAACTTAATCTAAACCATTATCCAAAATTAAAAAAGAATATTCTCAAAGCACAAAAGTTCGCACTACAAGATGAATATGAGTCTGGTATTCTGGAGGCATTTACCACATGACACAACTTTATCGTATTGAAGAAATGTTTACAAATGGTTGGGCACTGATTGATGAATCGGCATCTAATCTTACAAAAGAAGAATGCGATCAAAAACTTCAATCATATCTTGCCCTAGGGCATAATCCCCAGTTTCTTCGTGCTGTTCCTGATGTTACTACAGATTGAGTTTCCACACAAACCACCCACAAAAGAGTATTCTTATGAGTACGAACAGTTCAATACAAGAATCATTCGTATTTGGTTGTGTTGTACTCGTAAGTTTGATTATAATCTTGGTGCTCCTACCAAAACAGTATGGGGTTTCTATTCTCCAAAGAAAAAAGAATACTATGCCCCCGTAAATTCAAAGACAATCGGCACACAAGTCAATATAGGTAATACTACTCCTTATTCGGCAATGATACCGAAGAAAACATCACTGGAAATGTGCTTTGTATGATGATATTTGCCAAGGATCTGTCAGTCAAATATAAAGAACATATGGGAGTCGTAAGATTTATTTCAAGTCAGTATATTACGATCTGTGTTAAAACTTATGATCATAAATCCAGAGATGTTTGTATGCTAGTGTATCCTGACAAGTGGGATAGTATTGAAATTATCGGAGACTATGAAACAGAAGTAAAGTAATTATTCTAATCATAGTACCATAAGAAACCTTTGTATGTGTATTTGTTGGGATTACGCAAACTCTTTAACAAACCACTTCCGTTACTTCCATCACCTATTTGTCGTATTGCCTCACTAATGCTTTCATAATAAACTTCAACGTGAGTTACTTTATGTACTCCTTTGACTGAACGCTTATGAGTCTTTGTATCCAATACTTTCCATCTGTATCCATAGTAAGTATTACCTTTCTTGGCTGCATTTAATACGCTC